AAGCTGAAACACGGCACCCGCGTCCGCGCCAAGACGCAAGTCACCCTCGCCCCAAACCCTTGGGACATGGGCGCAGACGGTCCCGCAAATCGCATTGGACTGATCGAGGAGGCGGCAACCGAAATCGACCCTGAGACGGGCAAGGAGCAGCCGAACCCGAATAACGTCAAGCGCGCCCGCCGTGTTGACATGCTGGAAGTCTGGCACCGCCGGGGATGGATCACCACCGCAGGATTCAACGCGGCCGAAAAATTGCGCGACGCATTCGAGGCAACCCAACGCGCTCCTGGCTGGCCGGACAATGACAGGGTGCAATCCTCGCCAAAGCCAGATCACGCGGTGACAATACAGATCGACAGGCTGAGCAAATACCACGTTATAGCCAGCCTGATCCTGGCAGCGGACATGCAGATCATTGCCGCCTGCGTCTTGGATCGCCACGGCCCCGAACGCGTGAGGGACAAGCGAGGCCATCGCATATACGCGGGGGAAAACATGCGCGCAGGCTATCAGCACTTGTGCGACGCGCTAGACAGGCTGGCAAAGGCAATGGGGGTTTGAGAAATGATTAACCGACGCCAACTCATCGCAACCGCGTCAGCGTTCATCGCCGCGACACGCATTCCCGCCATGCCAATTCTCGCAGAGGACGTTCTCGGGATTTATGAAAAGAAGCTGATCATTGACGAACCCATATTCGTTGACCTGCGCGGCTTCAGAGAGTTTCGCCTCGAAAATTCAATACTGGTATTCCGTGCCAAGGGACAGATGGTCATTTCCGCCGACGGTGATGTGTTGTCTGGCAAAATTCCGGTGGGTGACGCCCTCTTTGAATTCACGAGAACTGACGGGCGACACGCCTACATTATCAGCAATACGATTTTTGACGAGAGGACGTTCGCGCCGACGCAAGACCTTCACTATGAGGCAATCCACATTAACCACCGGGCAAGATCAATAGACAAAACCTATTGACACACGGGAACAAATACCTAAAATCACCATAATCCAAAAGAGCGCCCGAGGGAAACCTTGCGGCGCTTTTTCGTTTCCCCACACACCCCGACAGGGAGCCGCCAAGCGCGGAATATAAATCATGGCCAAGGCAGGGCGCCCTATTGGGACGGGTGGCGTTAAGCTAACCGACTCACACCGGGCTAAAATTCAAAACAGCAACATTCTCAACGCCTTGATCGAACACGTCTTGGGCAAGAGGGATATGTCGCAGACGCAAGTTTCTGCTGGCCTCGGATTGCTCAAGAAATGCCTGCCTGATCTGGCGCAAACCGCACATACCGACGCGGAAGGCAACGTGCTGAATCTGGTTGTCACTATCGGCGGCGATGCCTGATCTCCACCTCAACATCATCCCGCGCAAGCCATTTCGATCATATATCGAGCGCGAGGAACGTTGGGCTTGCATCGTGGCGCACCGCAGGGCAGGCAAGACAGTCGCCTGCATCATGGATCTGATAAAGCGCGCCGCTGAGTGCAAACGCAAAGACCCGCGCTTTGCCTACATCGCGCCAACTTATACGCAAGCCAAGGACGTGGCTTGGGCATATCTCAAGGCATTCACGTCAGGCATTCCTGGCATGATTGTCAGCGAGACAGAGTTAAGCGTTACGTTCCCGACAAACTCGGCGCGCATTCGCCTTTACGGGGCAGAGAACTACGACAGGCTTCGCGGCCTATATCTTGACGGGGCAGTGATTGACGAAGCGGGCGACTTAGACCCGCGCGCCTTTCCAGAGGTTATTCGTCCGGCTCTTAGCGATCGACAAGGGTGGGCAACCTTCATCGGCACACCAAAAGGCCGGAACGATTTTTTCCGGATATACGAGCGAGCCAAGATTACAGACGGCTGGTTCTGGGGCGCGCTGCCTGCGTCGCGGACTGGGCTGATCAAGCAGGAAGAACTTGCCGACGCTCGAGCAATGATGACGCCAGAGCAGTACGCTCAAGAATACGAGTGCAGCTTTCAGGCGGCAGTTATCGGCGCTTACTATGGCCGCGACATGGAAATTGCCGAGCCGCGCATTCTGCCGCTCGCGCATGACAAGTCGGCGGATGTGTTTTGCGCATGGGACTTGGGCATAGGCGATTCAATGGCGCTCTGGTTCGGCCAACAGGTCGGCAAGGAGATTCATTGGCTTGAATACTACGAGAACAGCGGCTTCGGACTCGATCACTACGTTGATTATATCAAGGCGCGCAGCTTTCCGGTTCATTTTCATCTGCTGCCGCACGACGCAAAGGCGCGCGAATTGCAGACGGAAAAGACGCGCGTTGAGTTTCTGCAAGGCCGTGGCTTCGATTGCCGGGTTGTGGCGCGACATGAGGTTGACGAGGGAATTAGCGCAGTGCGCATGAAATTCCCGCAGATGTGGTTCAACTCTAAGGGTGATGGCATGGAGCGTGGGCTTGATTGCCTGCGCATGTATCGCGCCGAGTACGACGACAAGAACATGACGCTGAAAACGCGGCCTCTGCATGATTGGGCCTCGCATGGGGCTGACGCCTTTCGGTGTGGGGTTATGGGGCTGCAACTGACTCAGCGCGCAAAAGTGCCAAAATTCACACCGCGAGCGGTGGTCTAAGGATTCCTGATGGACGAAGAAACCCCAATCGGCAGCGTCGAGGCGCTGGCCGAACATGTTTCGCGTCTCAAGGATGCGGCGGTGTCGTATCTCACGGAGCAATCCAAAGCCCGTGAGATGGCTATGGACTACTACGCTGGGAAAATGACTGATCTGCCTGCGGACGTGGGCCGCTCGGCTGTCGTTGCAAACGTGCTGCGCGCGCAGATGAAAAAGGTTATGCCATCGGTTATCAGGACGATCCTGAGCGGCGGCAATGTGGTTGAATACACGCCGGTTGGACCGGAGGACGAGGAAACAGCCCAACAGGCTACTGATTACGTCAACACGGTCTGTATTCGCGAGTGCGACGTTGAGCGGGCGATTTATGACGCCATCCACGACGCCATGCTGCTCAAGACGGGAATTCTGAAATGGTCAGCCTATCGCTGCCGCAAGGTGACGATACAGGAATATACCAATCAGCCGGACGAGGCTCTGATTGGCCTTCTCGGTGATCCGTCGATTGAACTCCTGGAGCATGAGACAAGCGAGGAAACCGATCCGCAGGTTCTGGCGCTTGATCCGAATGCGCGGCGTCACTCGTTCAAGATTCGCCGGGTAAGCGAGACTGTCACGCCCAAGCTGGAGGCTGTCCCGCGCGGCTCGTTCCTGATTACGCCCAATGCAGAGGACATTGAGTCCGCTGAACTGGTGGGCGAGGAACTGATCGCGACGCGATCTGAGCTTGTCTCAATGGGCTATGACAAGGAAGTCGTGTGGGCGGTAGAGACGCATGACGCTGGCACGATTGACGATCAATCCCGCATGGGCGAGGACTGGTCGGCGGCCAAGGCAGAAACCCGCAAGGCGCTTGAGCTTGTGCGCGTGTGGGAGGTTTACGTCAAAGTCGATCAGGACGGCGACGGCGTTGCCGAGATTTACCGCATTGTGTTTGGCGACGGCGGGGACAAGAAACGCACCGTTCTCGGTGTCGAGCCTGTTGACGAAGCGCCATACTGTTCCGTAGTTATCGAGCGCGATCCGCATCAATTCGAGGGGCATTCGCTTTACGAGGACTTGCGCAACCATATGCGCGTCAAGACTGCCGTGCTTCGCGGCACCTTGGATAACCTATATGCGACTAACAACCTGCGGCCAGCCTATCGGCCTGAGGCTGTTGCTAATCCGGAGGCTTTGTCCAACGGCAAATTCGGTGAGCCGATTGCGCTGAATCCGGGCTATGCCTTGGAGGACGCGATCAAGTGGGAGGTTGTGCCTTTCGTTGCGGACAAATCGTTTGCGATGATGGAATACCTCGACAACGAAGCGTCCGATATGACTGGCGTCACGGATGCGTCTGGAGGGCTGGACCCGGAAAGCCTGCAAAACGTCGCGGCGACAACTGCGCAACTCATGTCAGAGAGCGGTGTTGCCCAAGCCGACATGATTGTGCGCTCGATTGCGAATGACGGGCTTCGCAAGGCGTTCCGCGGCTTGCTGAAACTGGTGATTGCTCACGCTGACGGGCCGAGGACGGTCCGCATGAAGGGCAAATGGGTGGAGTACGATCCGCGCGTGTGGAATGCGGATATGGATTGCGTTGTGAATGTGGGCCTCGGCGGCGGCACCAAAGAGCGCGACATGGCGGTGTTGCAGGTGATTTACACCCTCCAGAAGGAATTGCTTCTGTCGATGGGCGCGGACAACGTGTTCGTCAAGCCCGATCAGCTTTACAACACGCTGTCGAAAATCACTGAAACCGCTGGTTTCCCGAGCGCACAGCCGTATTTCACCGATCCTGATCCGCAGGAAGTGCAAGCCAAGCTGGACGAGCAGAAGAACGCGCCAAATCCTGACGTTGTGAAAATTCAGGAGCAGGGCAAGGTTCAGGCGCAGATCGAGCAATTCAAGGCGCAGCAGACTATTCAACTTGAGCAGGCCAAATTGGACATTGCCGCCCAATCCGAGCGCATGAAGGCAGAGGTGGCCCGCGACAAGGAAATGGCGCAAATGCAGGCCGATCTGGCGACAAAGCAGCATGACGGGCAGGTGCAGGCGCAACTTGAGGCCCAGAAAATCGGGTTTGAGCGCGAAAAGCTGCAAGCCGAAATGGCGATGAAAGATCGTGAACTCCAAATGAAGCGCGAGATTGAATTGCTTAAACTCGGGGCGAGGGACACCGAGGGCGGCGTGGTTTCCAAGGAAGACGACAGGCACGGCGCGCTTGTGGGGGCATTGCAGCAAATGCTGGAAAGCGTCGGGAAAATGAATGGGCCGAAGCGCGTTGTGCGTGATGAGAACGGCGACGTGATCGGCGTGGAGCCTGTGCAATGACCCTGACAAGCACAAGCGCCTTTGTAGGGGCCTCTAAGCAATACATTAGATGGGTCAAAACGACCACGAGAACGTCGGTCGCCGCAAACTGGTTCAGTGTGTTCGACATCTCGGGCAACCCCGGCGCCGGGACGCTGGCCGGGTCTTCAACCACCGCTGGCGTGGTGCCGACAGCTCATACCGCCGGTTTCCCGACCATCAGCGCCTTCGGCGGGGGCGCGACCGGGTATCTGGCGCAAGTCGATTTTGGGTCAAGCGTCGCTTCCCGTCTGAGAATGTTCGACTGTGTTTGGAAGGGCGGGGCGTATTCGTTCAACTCGAACGTCACCCTGTCATTGCAGCCATCTTATGCGAGCCGAATGCCAGGCGGGTCATACAGTGATACTCAGATCTGGATTGAGGCAGTAACGGCGTTCACCGGCAACCTTTCTGTCGCAGTGACCTACACCAATCAGGATGGCGTGGCGGCCCGCACGACCGGCACGGTGGCAACCGGGGTCGCGCCCACCTTGGGCAGGATGATCCAATTGCCCCTGCAATCCGGGGATACTGGCGTCCAGAAGATTGAAAGCGTTGTCGCGTCTGTGGCCACGGTCGGCACGTTCAACGTCCTCGTGCTGCGGCCCCTTTGGTCGGGGCGCGTGAAGATCGCGAACGACGGCGATGTGCATGGCCTGACCGAAACCATGGTGCCGGAGGTGTTCGAGGATTCTGCGCTGTTTGTGGCTGTGGCTGCGGACAGCACTTCGACCGGCGTCCCGGAAATCGAGTTTGTCATAGCAAATGGCTGATCTTGGGCAATTCCCCTTCAAGGTAAGGGGAGTTGATCTTGCCGATACGGCGCGAATTGACGCGAAAGGCCCGGCCGTATCCATCCTTGACACTGCTGTTTTCCCAGAGGACCGGCAGGTCGCGGCAAGCGGAAGTCTGGACGTTACCGGCGTTTCGGCAGGCGCTGTTGCCGTGCAAGGGGCCGCAGCGGGGCTTCTGGACTTCACCGGCTCTGCCGAGTGCGTGGTGCAATCGCCCATTCGGATCGTCGGGGACGACGCGCCAAGCTGGAAGCGCCAGTTTTACGACAGGCAACTGAAGGAATTCGAGGACAGCCTTGACGAGATTGTCACGGCTGACGATCCGCAAGAAGCCGCACAAGATGCGGTGGAAGCCTTTCGGTCGCTGGAAGCGCCAAGCCCGATCATTCGGGAAAGCCTGCAAGCCATAGCGGAAGCCCTTCGCGGCATGACAATGCGGTCGCTTCGCAGGAAAGAGATACAGGCCGAGATTGCTGACATTCGCGCTGAATTGGCGCGGGTGGCTGAATACCGGCGCAAGAGGCGGAATAACGAAGCGGCTTTGTTGCTGCTCTTGTGAGGATCGCATGAACGGCGAAGCCCAATACCTGCTTGATAGCGAGTTGCTGAAAGAGATTTTCGACCAGATCGAGCAAACGGCCATTGAATCGGCTGTCTGCGCGAAAGTGGGCGACGACGAAACGCGGCGCAACGCCACAGGCGAAGTGCGCGCAATCCGATCTGTGCGGCAGAAGCTGAAGTTGCTGTTGAGCGACAAGGCCAGTCTGCGCACGGGTGCTGTGGCCTAAGCCCCAGCCAATTCACCAGCAAAGGTAGCTGAGACATGGACGCAACCGAAGAGGTTGGCGAAGCCGACGGTATTGTCGAAGAACAAGCCGAAACCGCAAACGACGAGGATCAACGATTTGACAGCCTCGAAGCCGCAGTTGACGCACTCGAAGATGAGGCCGAACCCGAGGAAGAACCCGTAGCCGACGAGGCTGACGAGGAATCCGAGGATGGTGTCGAGGTTACGCTCGACAGTGGGGATAAAGTCACCCTGAAAGAACTGAAAGACGGCTATTTCAGGGCAAAGGACTACACCCACAAAACGACTGAGGTAGCGAACGAGCGCAAGGCGCTTGAAGCCACGAAAACCGAACTCGTGGAGCGCACCAAGGTCATTGATACCGTGGCGCAGAACCTTCAGGACTATCTGCAAAGCCTCATCCCGCCGCCGCCCGCGCTTGATCTGGCGCGCACCAATCCCGGAGAATACCAATATCAATTGGCGCTCCGGCAAAATGCCCTCAACGAGCTGCAACAGCTTGGGCAAATGAAAGGTGCAGTTGACGACAGTCAGCGGGCAATGTCTGAAGCCGACATGCGCGACTATCAGGCCCGCGAAGCCGCAGCATTGGTTAAAGCCATGCCTGCGCTCGCCGATCCTGCCAAGCGCGCCTCCTTTGACGGACTGATCAAGGCCACAGCAAAGGAATTCGGCTTCACTGACGAGGAAGTCTCGCAAACGCACGACAACCGGATTCTGCGGCTCGTCCATTATGCCCGCTTGGGTATGAAGGCCGAGGAAAACCGCAAGAATGCCTCGCGCCGGATCGAGACACCAAAGGTGGCAAAGGCACCATCGGCCCGCGCGCCGGTGAATGTGGAAAATCGGAAGGCCATGCACACACTCGCCAAAACTGGCTCGCTCAAGGACGCATTGCGCGTTGATTTTGACTGAGCCTCAACTCTGAGGTGCCAAAATGGCTGTAATTACCAACACCTTCACGACCCAAGCCCCTCCGGCTGGTAATCGTGAAAGCCTGTCCGACGTGGTGTCGCGCATCACGCCGGAAGATACCCCGATTTACTCGATGATTGGCCGCGAATCTGCGGACTCGATCTATCCAGAGTATGAAATCGACGCACTCGCCGCTCCTGCCGCGAACGTGCAGACGGAAGGCGACGTTTACACGTTCAACGCCATTTCCCCTGTCACCCGCGTCGGCTCGCGTATGCAGATCATGCGCAAGACGTGGGTTGTGTCGAAAACCCAGGAGTCCGTGTCGAACGCGGGCAACGCTGAAAAGATCAAGACGGTGAAGCTCAAGCGCGCCATCGAGATCAAGAAGGACACCGAACTGGCGATTGTCTCGAACAACGCTTCGGTCGGCGGCGCAACCCGCATCATGGGCGGCCTTCCTTCGTGGCTTACGACCAACGTTTCACGCGGATCGGGCGGCTCGAACGGTGGCTTTACCTCGGGCAACACTGTTGCCGCCACTAACGGCACTCAGCGCGCATTCACCAAGGCGCTTCTAGATGCCACCATGCAATCGGCCTATCAGTCCGGCGCGAACGTCAAGCACGTCGTGGTGTCGCCTTACGTCAAGTCGGTCTTCGTGACCTTCATGTCGGACACCAACGTTGCGCCCTTCCGTATGGCGGTTGATGCCACGGGCAAGCGCACCATCGTTGCAACGGCTGACATTTATGACGGCCCGTTCGGCAAGGTCTCGGTCATTCCAAACCGCATCATGGCGAACTCCGCTGGCGTGGCACGCAATGCATTCCTGATAGACGACGAAATGCTGTCGATGCTGGTGCTGCGTCCGATCCAGGCCGACAAGAACGTCGTGTCGAACGCTGACGCTGAAGTCGGGGTTATCATCGGTGAGCATACCCTCAAGGTCGCCAACGAGGCGGGCCTTGGCGTGGTCGCCGACGTGTTCGGCCTGACTTCCAGCACCTGATCAAACGGAGGCGGGGGAACTCGCCTCCTTTTCCATTTTTGGAGGATTGCACAATGTTTGCACCGAAGAACTTCACCGCCTCCGCGACACTCTCGCGCTCGGACGCGGGCACCATCCTGACCGTCAACGCGGCGGCGGGGCTGACGCTCACCCTTCCGGCTGCTGCTGGCTTGGGAGACATGTATCGTATCGTTTTGGGAACAACTGTCACGTCGAACACGGTTGTCATTAAAGTCGCCAACTCGTCCGACATTATGACGGGCCTTGCGCTTTCGGCGGCAGACGGCGGTTCGTCGGTGAACGGTTGGGAAACCGCCGCTTCGTCCGACACGATCACCTTTGACGGCTCGACCACGGGCGGGATCAAGGGCGACTTTATCGAGTTGATCGACTGCGCCGCGAACACTTGGGCTGTCCAAGTGCGCTCGTCCTCGACAGGAACCGAGGCAACACCCTTCTCCGCGACGGTTTAACAGATCGGGGCGGGGAAACTCGCCCCACTCCCCTCACATTCTGGAGTGACATGACATGGCTAAACCCGTGCCTGTGAAACTGTTGTTTGCGTACTGGCCCGCTGAAGATCAGCGCCACAACGCAGGCGAGATTGTCGAATTGCCGCTCGATCAGGCCAAGGCGCTGATTGCTCTTGGCAAGGCCGAGCGGGCCGATCCGCTTCCGGGCGACGAATAATGTATCAGCACGAGGGGCCGCCCGTTTGGGACGGTGATTTCATGCTGCTCGGGACTGATCCTGTCACCGGGCGCTCCGTCTGGGCGCGCGAGAATGAGGACGGCTCGTGGACCTGCCGCACCGACTATCCGGTGGACGACATTATCCGCGCCAACACCGAAGAGCGCAACAGCACGGCTGGCGAGTTGTTCGGCGACTGGCGTCGCGTCGCTTCGGTGCCTCTTAACGCCTATTACGGTGAGTTGGCCGAGGCACAAAACCAGCGCGACGACAAGTACATCGGCAAATGGCTGGACGAACATTCCGCTTTCAAGACGTTTGAACCGAGGAAAGCCCGCTAATGGACTACCCCGAGCTTATTGCTGAAATCACGGATCGGAGCGGTGACAGCACTGTCGCCACCCGTGCCTCCATGTATCTGCGCATGGCGGAATCCGCGATCAACAAAGCCTTGCGGGTGGCAGAGAACGAAGCCGTTGAAGTGCTGACGACGGACGAGGACGGTATTGCCACGCTGCCAAGCGATTTTTCAATGGTGCGCATGGTTGAGATTGGCGGACGCGAGGCCGAGGCGATTGATTTTCCCGCCGCTGCTTTGTCGCCATTCACCTTGCCGCGCCCATCCTATGGCTATGCGATCCGGGGCGACAAGCTGCTGACAACCGTTCCTTCGGCAGACGTGACGCTGCACTATTACGCCTCAATCCAGCCGCTCGATCTAACGGGGACGAACTGGCTCATTGAAACTGAGCCTGCGATCTACCTCTACGCCATGCTTGTGCAGGTGTTTGAAGCGAGAATGGAAGCCGACAAGGCGATTGCGGCACAGACCAAATTCGACATCCTGACGGGTGAAAAGCGGCGCGCGGACGCAATTGTGCGGTTCGGGCGCAAGCCCTTCAGAGCGGCAGGTGCGCTATGACTGTCGCAAACATTCTCCCCGAGGTTCTGGCCGAGTGTGGCATTGATATTGCTTCGCCATCTATCGCCAGCAATACCTTTCAAATGCGGCAAATCCTATCGCTGATGAATACCGCCGGTAAGGACATTAACCGCCGTGCCGAATGGACGAAGGCGGCAGCAAGTTTCACCGTGTCAAATGCTTCGTCGCAGACGCTTCCGGCGGATTTTCAGGAAATGTCTGACGCTGGCGCGGTGATTTGGGGCTTGAGCGGCCACACGCCTGTTCGCCCCTGCCTTTCGCCGGAGCTCTGGCAGTTGTTTGAAAAATTCCCGCCCGCGCAGCCCTATTACATGTTGAGGGACGGGAAAATATACTTCACCGAAACCATTGGCTCCGAGGGCGCCGAGGTGCGTTATGTCTCGACATATTGGGTGCCGGGCAAGGTGGCGATAACCACGGACACGGATCAGCCGATCTTCCCCGACAGCCTGCTTGCGCGGGCGACAATCTGGCGGTGGAAGCGGCAGAAGGGCTTGCCATACGATGACATACTTGCGGAATTCGAGGCTGATCTTGACGCGGCTGTGAAGGCCGACAGGGGCGCGGCGTGAGACTGCTTTCCCCGGCTCGCGAGCGTCCAAAGGACAGATACGAGTCAAAATCGGACAAGGCTGCCAAGTCGGCCCCGGTAAAGATGTCGGCTCCTGTCATGGGGTGGGTTGAAAACCAATCGCTTGCCGCTGAAATGCCGAACGCGGCGCGGGTGCTGGAAAACTGGTTTCCCACCATGTCCGGGGTAAGAGTAAGGGGCGGGGCGGCAAAATCAGCCACGATTGGCACGCGCTGCAAGTCGTTGTTTTCCTACCAGACAGCAACGGTTTCGAAGCTGTTTGCCTCGTCGGCGAGCGCAATTTACGACATTTCGGCGCTGAACCCGTCAAGCGTTCCAAGCGCCTCGGTATCTGGACTTACGTCGGGTTACTTCTCGACGGAGCAGATGGGGACAGTGGGCGGTGAATATCTTTACGCGGTGAATGGCACGGACAGTGCGCGGCTGTTTGACGGATCGACCTG